AGTAACTACTGGAATTGGATTATTGAATTCGTGTATCACAATGCGAGCTGAAGGATTCGAACCTTCGTAGGCAAATGCCAGCAGATTTACAGTCTGCCCTCGTTGACCGCTTGAGTAAACTCGCTAAAAGCCATCTACTGGATTTGAACCAGCAACCACCGCTTTACAAAAGCGGAGCTCTACCGTTGAGCTAAGATGGCGCTTTCCCTGTCTCCAGAAAATATAATGCTTAATTCAAGATTATCAAGAGCATTTTCAATAAAATCTTTCATTTCGTCAAGATTATCAAATTGAATCAATTCATTTTGATAATATAATTTGAATTGATTTACTTCTTCCAATACATCACATTTATTTACAACCAACATATCACAGCCAGACAACTTGATAGAATCAATCAGTTTGTCCAAGTTCAACCAATTAACAAGACGCTTTCTTCCGGTGGTTGAACCGAACTCTTGGCCGATTTCAATTATCTGGTTTAAGATTTCGACTTGCCAAAGACTTTCTGGAAACAGCGGATCAACACCACTCTTTGTATCATAAATTTTTGCAACACCAATAAGGTTTCTAATCTTCTTGGGAGAAAATCCTAATGAACATGCTGCATAAGGCATTGTGTTGCTGCTTGTGACAAATGGATAATCTCCATGGTCAATATCCAACCAAACACTCTGCGCACCTTCACACAATACATTTCCACTAAGTTGACCATCCCAAAGCCATTTCTTATCCATGACTTTCTTGGCTTGCACACCACAACGAAGCATTTTATCAGAGTAGCAAGGACCAATTCCTTGACCAGTTGTTCCCAACTTTGCTTTTAATCCATCAAGATCTCTCTGAATATGTTCATCTGTAATGATATGTGCATTTGGGTGAACCTTGACTAAAGATATGTCGAAACCACTTTGAGCCAAGTAAGACAACTCATCAAAAAATTTGTTAATGTGAAGAACACAACCAGGTCCAATTATTGACTTCTTATTTTGAAAAATACCACATGGAACGCTGTGTGTCTTGTATTTTTGCCCTTTGATGTAAACAGTGTGTCCTGCATTTGGACCACCATTCCATCGACACACATAGTCATAATCCTTGGCAATAAGGTTTGAGATCTTTCCCTTGCCTTCATCACCCCAAGCCAATCCATAAATTACATCAACATAATTAATCATATTTGTCATCCTAACGAATTGAACTCCTCCGACTGGAATCGAACCAGTGACATGGAAGTTAACAGCTTCCCGCTCTACCTACTGAGCTACAGAGGATTGTGTGTTTTACACTATCTGACAACCTCCTGCGGAGCATGCAAATTCCTTTGCTGCTTCTGTGTTGTCTTGTGATTCATACTTTGAAAGTTCCTTAAAGTTCACTTTAATCTTGGGATGTTCATTGTATGCTGCTGCGTCAATCTGCTCAAACGGAGCCTGAGCATATGTGTGATTGTCGCCACCGGGTAGGAAAGAAATTCCGGTTGCAACATCAAAGTTCTCCCACAACCATTGACCAACTTCAAGGAACTCACTGTCACGATAATTTACAGTTACAGATGGCTTGTGTTGGCAATAATGTTCTTGGTATGTCTTCCAAAGATCTAAGTGATCAAGTGCACGGAGATCTTCAGTAGTTACTGTGCCACGTGGAGCCTTCATTGCAAATGTAAAGACCGCAGTGTTATTTGGATTAATTACGTCATCCTCACAGGGAACTCCTTGATCTTTCATGAGTTGATAGATTGGATCTTTTTTGTCAATACGAACTCTGCGATAATAATAATCTGCGTATCTTGGGTGAAGACCTGATGCAGAATCTACCAAGCATGAAGTAGTTCCCTCTGGCTTGACGCAAGTGATGGACTTGCTTGGATTGATTCCCAACTTCTCTGCCCATTGCAGATTGGTTGCAGTTGCATGATCACGAAGGCTTTCAAGCAAACGAATGAGTTTTGGCTTGCCTTCAAGACCACTGGTTAACTTGTTGTCGTAGATACCAGTCATACTGACACCAAGAAGTCTTTCATCCTCACAGTTCTTCTTCCACTCTGGACGAAGATATGGGAATTTAGTAAATGTAGATTGAACAGTGCCAATGATCGTGGCCATTTCAATCTTCTTCTTCAAGGTTGCTGCTGTATCATCGGGACGAACAACAACGGTTGAAAGATTGCAGAACTCAAATGGCTTCAAGATGATCTCTGAGCATGGGTTTGTTCCATACTCGGAATCAGCATCACGACCCCATTTGGCTGCTTGCTCTTGTAGAGCCTTGCGATTAATCATTCCGCGTTCACCGCTATGACTGTTGTATAGCGAAGTCCATTCCTCAAGGAACTGACCCATTGGTGGGCGACCACGATAAACTGCAGAGTTATTGGCGTAAGAACGGAAACCAGCTTGCTCCCACCATGCTCCGCTCTTGCACAGAGCCATCTCACGATCAGAAAGATCGCTGAGTGAAATCATGGCAGAGCGTCGAACACCACCTACGATAACAGCGTTTGCAATGGCACAGCAAATATCGTGGCACTCAAGAGCAGTCAACTTACGACCCTGTGCGCTATAGAAAACCTTTACAATTAACTTAAAGAGATTATCAAGAGGAGCAGGCCCACTAGCGCGACCGCCAAAAGTCTTAAGTCTAGCTCCAGCGGGTCTGATCCCGGACACATCCCATTTAACGTGACGACCCGAATACAGATGTCGTAGAATTTCTTTAAGAGCATTTCCCCAACCTTCTTTAGAGTCTTCAACTTTGACAACAACATTAAAATCCTTTTCTATCTTATTAGCGACAGTTGGAAGTTTATCAGTGTATTGTCGCTCAACACTGTAACCAACACCTGTTCCGTTCATTAGAACAACGAACAGTTCTGCAAATGACTCAACAGAATCAATTGGCAAATATGAGCAATTATACAAACAAGTGTTGTCGTGATCAAGTGCAGGCCCAGCAGTCATTAGACTTCTCATTGAAGGAAGAACTTCAAGATTTACAATTGCCTTCTTGATGTCTGGTCGTTCTGCAAGAGCAGGAACTTTGTCTGTGAAATAATTCCACCATCTATCGACACATTCATCCCATGTTTCTCTACGATTTTCTGATGGGAGCCATCGTGAGTAGCGCGAGATGAAAATAAACGATTGAAATGGTGATAAAATTTCTGCCATAATGGGCCTTTCTTTATTGGTGTCTTTATTTAGTTGTTAGAGTTTGCCACGAAACTGGGAAAAGTGGAGCAATTATTTTGTCAATTGCTTTTGCATATTCTTGAATTTCCCATTGTGCGTGAGCATCGATTCTTAGATTATAAATACGAGCAAATGCATATAGTGAACCAGTCCAAACAAATTCAGTATAAGTGCCTTGTGGCAATATAGAACGGGCTTGTTCGGGTGCAACTCCATCTGCAAGGAGATCATTGTAAAGTTTCAAACATTCATTTGCAACAGATTCATATTCCTGTCGCATACGAATACAGAGATCCATATCTTCAATTCTTCCGCTGCTTCCTTGCTTTGCACCATTGGTAGGCGCAGATCTCCAAAGAGGAATATAAATTTCTGGTTCAAATGTCACATATCGACGGCTGACTTCATTCATGGTCAGACCAATCTGATGTTTACCAAGTTGTGCGCGAACAAATATGGGGCACTTCACTCGCACAGAAATAGTGGCATGGCAGAATGGAGTGAAATGATTGTGCTTTGCAAGATACTTGATTAGTTTTGCATCCTTTTCAGGAAGCGTTTGAATGGGAATATGACTGTCAGCATAGTCCCAAGAACTTTCCTTGTTGAAGGAAACTCTTGCGGCATTTACAATACTTAGATCTGACCCCATCCAATCAATCAACTGGACATGTCCGTGATCAAGAACTGATATATCAGTCGGACGCACGCTTTGTGTTGTCTCTGTCATCTTCATCCTCATCATTATCAACAAGTTCAACAGTCACACCAGGAATCTTGGTAAAATCGGCTGCATATTCTCTAGCCTTTTCCCAAAGTTCAGGATTTATTTCCTTCACATACTCACCAAATCTTTGTACAAAGGTGAGATAGGCTTCACTAGCCTTGAGAATTTCTTCTTCGGTCATGTCGTCGTTATCGTCTTTCATTTAAACCTTCTTCCAGTAAGTATACTTCATTTTTGCGACAAGTCCAGTATATACATTGTTGATTATCAGCTTCATGGTTGTATTGATTCCATAAGCCAATACCATGTCGTTTATATCTTTCTTGTCTATTTCCGATGGCCAGATTACTACATTTCTTCCAGCCTCTATGTACTTTTTTATTAATGATACGATCTCAAAATTTCTAGGCTCATTGTCAAAGATGAACACGACCTTTGACTTTTTCAATTTATCAGGCATTTCTGCCAGCCAGCCAGCACCTTGCATTGCAACTCCATTTGGAATGAACATGGAGTCAATTGGTCCTTCAGTAACATAAACAGTTTCACGTGGTTCTATCTTATCTAGGTTGTACCAAAGACGCTCTTCACCCTCTCTTTTCAGAGTGATATAACGGATTCCTTGACCAGACGGGTCAATAGAGCGGCCTTGAACTCCGATAAGCTCCCCAGAATCATTATAGAATGGTATGACGAGTCTGTCTTCCTTGGTTCCTTCACGATCAAAGGATCGCATGACTTTTCCAAAATCATTGCAATAATAAAAGTTGCTATACTTTTCCTTGGGGATTTCACGGGATTTAACATATTTTATTGCCTTGTGTTCACCATTGAGTAAGTCAAGCCTTGTTCCGAGATCAGTAAACACTGGTTGGCGGGCAATCTCCTGTTTCGGTTCAGTTTCTCTCGGATGCGAGTCTTTAAATTTTTCAAATGCATATTCTTTTGCGAGCGTTGGGCTAATAGTTTCAAGTACAGAATATACATTACAAGAAAAACCGCAATTGTGACATTTGTAAACATAATGGCCTTTGTGCTCAAAGAAGTATCCCCTTGTCTTGGACTTGTTCTTCTGTGAGTCGCCACACTTGAAACATCTGCATGTGGCTAGCGTATCTTTCTTCCACTTGAACTTCTCAAGTGAAGCAGATACCAAATTGACAAACTTCTTATCTATATATAGCGTCATTTGGCTTCTTCAAAAGTCCAGTTGATTGCCTTGTTTCGCTTCTTTCCAAATTTTGGATTGAATCCTTGACCATCTGAACCGGATCCAAACCCTTCTTCTTCGGTTTGGTTTGAGTTCACCAAATCTGAACTTGTATTGTCAACATCATAAAACTTCATCTTTGATTTATTAACCCCTATCAAGAACTTTCGATTCTTGGTAGTATCGTTGCCGCGATTCTTCAATTGCTTGACCATCAGTTGCCCAGCCTCTGCAAGTTCCTCGTTCTCAATCAAAGCAAAGAAGAAGTCCGCAGTCTGTGGAAGACCAAAACTCTCTGAAGTATCGGTCATTTCCATGTCGCTGCTCTTTGCACCTTCACGATTTACCTGTGTGGCTGTCCAAAGGGGGATGTTGAACTGCTTTGCCATTCCACGCAACTCTTCTGCAATGCCCTTTACATATGTGTAACTATTCATGCCGTTTCCAAGTTTAAACCTGGCGCATGAGCAGATGTTCAAATAATCAACAAATATTACATCTGGAGTGAACTTCTTCTTGATCTTCAATTCCTCAATAAGATTTCGGAAGTGAGTCACGTTTGCTGCAGCAGTTGGGTATTCCTTGATAATAAGTTTTCCCTTGCAGGTCTTCTTCAGATTATCAACCTTTGACTCATATTGAGACAATGGCATCTGTTCAAGAACATGCATGTCACTGTCCAAGAGATTTGCGTCGATTCTTTTTGCAATCTCTTCCTCAGCCATCTCCAATGTGATGTAAAGCACATTCAAATTTTGAGATAAACACGCTGCTGCATGATGGCAAAGAAATGCACTCTTTCCTACACCTGATGCAGCCATAACGACATTTAGAGTCTTCTTTCGGGTTCCACCTCTTGTGATCTTGTTAAACATCTCAAGATCGAATGGAACCTTTTCTTCTACTCTGTGATAATACTCATATCTCTCATCAACATCTTCCAAGAAGTCGTGACCAACTCTGGTATCAAATGATACAGAGAGAGCCTTTGACATGATCTCTGGAATGGCATTCTGAGTTCTTTCCTTGTCCTTGCCTTCAATAATGCCGATTGAAGCCATGATACCATTATAGATTGCCTTTTCCTTGCAAAACTTTTCTGTCTGTTCAACAAGCCATACAGTATCAGACTTTTCACCTTCCTTATACATTTCGTCAGTAATCGAAGTGCACTTCTTAAATTCCACCTCGCTTAGAGACTTTTCATCTCCCAAAGAAATGAGTACAGCATCCTTGGTAGGGATGTTATTATACTTGAGAATAAACTTACCAACAATTCCGAAGATTATCTTCTCGGACTTGTCGTGAAAATATTCCTCTTGGAGGAATGGGACAACTTTGCGAGCATAGTCCTCATTGAGGACCAAGTTCTTTAGAATTACTGATTCCATGTTTTAATTATACTCTGGTTGTAGAAAAAGTCCACCATTAATCTTGGTGAACATCATCCTCAAGATCGACTGGTTCCTGTTCAATACCTTCTTCAACAATTTGTGTAAAAATTTGACCAACTGCATTTGTAAAATCTTCTTGTTGTTGATCAAAGTTATCAGGTGCTTTCAATACGTCAATTTCCATTGTCACGTTAATCTCTTCGTTCTCTGTTTCTTTTAATGAAATTTTTCCATAACGATAAACAATACCATTATACTTTCCTTCCATGATCTTAATGGGACAATTTGCTCCCACATCTGAAGATGCTTCAGGAACGTATTTGAATTTAGGTGCTTTGTCCATACTTGAAATCCTTTTGAATCTCTGCGTCCAACTTATCTAGGATATCTTTTGTGTAGTATTTTTCAGGCTCATCATCTATATTCTTTTCAAACACTTTGCTTCCATCTGGAAGCTCAATTCGCGTCGATACTTTCTTGAAGATGCCATACTTTATTGCAAGTTCAGTCAAACCATAATACCTGCTGAGACCTGATGTATAATTGAGGCGCGTCTCAACATTCATGTTCTCCTTGACGAATCTGTTCTTATAGTTTGTGCACTTGATAAAGATTCCAACAACACCTTCATCGGTCTTGTCCTTGCTCTTGGAGAGTGTGAGAATGTTGCTTGCAGCATACTTCAAACCAATGCCACCACCAAGTTCCTTGGTTGGGACATAAGCACCAATTACCTGATATGTGTGATTTGTCATAAGCATTGGAATCTTTGCTTTTCCAAGTTTGAGAGTCAACACACGGAATGTTGCCTTGGTCTGTTGGGCCTTGGTCATGTCACGAACATTCTTACCTTCTGCAGAATCATTCATCTCTTTCTCTGTAGACAACATGCCAAGCGAATCAAGAACGAAGAGAACTGGCTTACGATCTTCTTCAGGCTGCTCAAGAATGTCATTAACAATCTTTAGAGATTGTGTCTTGAACTCCTCAATCGTTGCAACAGGAACCACCGCAACTCTTTCAGTATCAATACCGCGCTGTTTGAACATATCAGTTGTTACAGCCTGCTCAGTATCAAAATAGACAACCACACCATCTTTGTTGTCCTTCAAGAACTGAGAAGCAATTCCAATTGCATAGAATGTCTTGCCTGTTGCTGGATCACCAGCCAAACATGAGATCTTGTTGTTTGGAAGACCACCATAGATTGTCCCTGAAAGCAGTGCATTCAACACATAAGATCCGGTGTCAATGAATCCAGTGACATCTGATCCCTCCAGTCCTTCTTCAACAATCTTTGCGTCCGGGTTATTTATTTTTCCGATTAGATTTTTTAGATACTTTGACATAATTTTCCTTTACGTATAAAATACAACCAGCGACACCTTCGGGAGTGTCATGAAGAACCTTGATGGATTCGATGATCACATCATCTTCAACATTAAGTAGTCGGTCACCAACGATAAAGCATGGCCCACCTTCAAAATCAAATAGACCATCGCCAAAGCGAGAGTACAAAGACCTGCCTTCGACTTTGTAAGATCCATCTTCAAGAAGTGTGATAATTCTTTCATCACCATATCTAGATTTAATTTTCTTTACCATATCTTAACAATATACCTCATACAAAGAAATCTTCAAGTGAGACTTCTGCATTTAGTTTCCAATTTATTGCCTGCAAAATATTATCCAATGGTTCCTTGAATGTTTTTTCAAACTGCTTTGTTCGATCAATATATTTTTCCAACTGTAATTCTGTTGGAGGACTATTGATAAATCCCATGACGGCATCTTTTCCTGCCATTCCATATGGGTTTGGAACTTTGACAAATACAAACTTCATCTTGTCATTTTCTTTGATGGTTGGATATTGCTTGTCAATTCCAATCTTTTTGCTGTAACTATTATACAACAATGCCGCTTTGGTAGCAATTGGAGTTCCAGTTTGATAAATCTTTGTATTGTCTGTGTATTTAAGAATACCCTTGACTCCCCGTGGAGCTGCGACATCAGATATAGGAAGCACCATAAATTCATCATAGAATTCATTCACATATTGTCGCAACTCCTCCGGGGTTTTAGTCAAGATAATCTTAATGCAATCCTTCAACTTCTTTCGAACAATTGCTGGTGTACTACTGCGTGCAGTTTCAAGACCCATGATCTTTAGTTTTGGATCTTCGAAACGAACACCTTCTAGGTCTTGAACAAGCAATGCGTATCTCTTCTTTGCAATAAACATACCAGCAGAAGCAATTGCTTCACGCTTAAAGAATATTTTGTTTTCAGTGCAGTTCAGCGTCTTTGCTAGAAGATCCATCTCTTTCTTCAATTCAGGTTGAATCTTCTGCTCACAGATCTTGTCAACAAAGTCCGTGATATCTGAGATCTTTGTCTTCTGTTGAATCTGTGTTACGATTTCATCCAGATTCAAGTAAACCGAATCGGTATCTACTGCAAGAACATAATCTTTTTCATTGTTCTTTGTTAGGTGGCGAATATATCCATTCATGGCATTTTCTGCTGTCCGAATGATAACTTGACCCGTTACTGTTACTGCTGTTGCCAGTTCCGGGGATGAATAAATGAATGCTGGATTTCCCAAGCAACCATAAAGGCTGTTGGCCAAAATCTTCTTTACTGATTGACGAATCTTCAGTGCTGCAATTCGTGGAAGAAGTTTGGTATCCTTTGATTGCTCATATTGCTTCTCCAACTCCAACATCTTATTCTTTGCATCTTTTCTTTGATTAAATGTGCGCTCAATAAGAATAGGAATGAATCCACGAATGTCATTCGTGAACATAGATCCATTGCAAGACAGACAAGCATTTTGTTTTGATGCTTCTTCAACCAAAGAAGGAACTTGTTTTTCCTTTCTTTTTAGGAAATCATCTGCACTTAGAGACGCATCTTTCTTTACACAAGTTTCCGGAGAAATATTCCATCCCATGATGATGCTTGGATATAGACTTGTGGCATCGAAACTTACTACATTCTTGTATAAACCTGGTGCAACATCCTTGACATATGCACCGACAAACTGGTCATCCTTAGCATATGAAGTTTGTATTGGTGGAATAATGTCCTTGCGAAGAAGATAGTCGCAGCAGATCGTTCCCCATATTCTTGTGGCAAAGAACACAACATCAAACGGGATCTTGGCTTCGTATGCAATAGAAACAGCCAAGTCAATCAGTCTAAGTTTGTTGTCTAGTTTTTCAACCAGTTCAACGTCCTGAATGTTATATTCGGCAAAGCGCTGGAAATCTTTAGTGTAAAACTCACGAAGAGATCCATACTCCGCATAATCCAGCTTTTGCTCATCCAACTCCGCTTTAGCAATAAAGTTCAGTGCATAACTTTCTTGGCTTGTACCTGAGAACTTTTTGTAAAGATCCATGTAATCAAGAATTACATATCCCGGAAACTCAAACAATCGATAGTCGGTTCCACCAATGTTTGTCTCTCGCTCCTTCATGAGATTGAATGGAAGCCATGACTGGATTTCCTTGTCATCGAAGAATAGGCGAGCCCTGCCAATGATGTATGGAATATCGAATAGTTTGACGTTCCACCCAGTAATTACATCAATGTCTTCCTTGCGAAGCAACTCAAAAAACTTTTGAATAAGTTCCTTCTCGGAGGAAACAAGAATAAGTTTGCAGTTTGGAATGGAAACTTGCTTCTCGGTAATTGCATAGTTGACACCGGAAATTCTAAGACCGATGATATTGATCTTCTCATTGGGATTGCGAAGATCTGGGAAGCCTCCTTCAGTCTCAGTTTCAATGTCAAAATATGCTATCTTGATTTGGGAAAGATCGTATACCACCTCACTCTCGTAAGTCTCCAAGAGATATTGAGTGACGAAATCAGTGTTTCCATAAATTGGCGAATCATTTAGATCCTCGTATTGCTTTAGAAACTCCCTGCAGTCGTACAAGGTATCAAAGATCATTCTCTTGACACCAATGCCATTAAGAGTCTTGTACTTGGTTTCCTTGTCCGATTTGATGAACAACGAAGGTTTAAAGGAAACGGAGTCGGTAAACCGAACTCCGTCCTTATAACCCCTTACAAGAATCTTGTTACCTTTGATCGCGCAGGCAGTATAAAATTTCATTTTGGCTTGTTTGTTTCCCTATCCTTGAGTAGACCAGCAAGTATGACACTATAGTTAATCATGTCAACAATTGCGTCATAAACACTCTCGTTTTCCAATGAGAGTTGGCCACGGTTCAAGAATGTGGAAATTCGGGACATTTTATCCGTCATCCGGATCAAGACACCCATTTCAGCAGTGCTGAAACCCAAAAATTCAGCTCGCCTAAAATTCATAAAAGGATCTTGACTAGATGCATAGTCTGCATTCTTTTTCTTCATCAATTCCTTAGCACCAGTGCAAATTTCTTCGTGTAATCGAAATAGTTCGTCTCTTGTCATATGGCTTAGTATAGCACCACAAGAGGTGGTGTCAAGAATATAAATATTAAAGTCATCCCGGAGTTTCATTAAGATGTACCTTATTTCCCTAATAGATCCAACAAAATTTCTTGAAGCCACAGCACTAGTAGTCGCAGGAACCCTAGGGGTCGTTTGGGGAATTGTAAAATTTTGGCAAGGAAAAAAGAAAGATGATAATTTTATAGAAGTTCATACAGAAATTCATGAACTTCTTACGGAACTTAGAGTTAAAAATGCGGCCATGAGAGCCAGCATAATTCAGTTCCATAATGGTGAGTACACAATGGATGGAATTTCAATGCGTAAATTCTCAGTTACTCACGAATCAACGCACAAGGGATATACATCACAGGTAATGAAACTC